TTCGAGATAGGTGGTTGCTGCGTTTGATGTTGCCATCGTTTACTCCTTATGAACGGGGTCTGTCTGGTAAGCCCCTGCGATACGCATCGCTGTTTTCTCTGGCCTCTGCCAGATCCTTGATCCTAGAAACGGCTTCTTGGAATTGTTTTTCATAATTAGCCATTACATCTTGCTCACCCTTCATATAAGTATATGCTTCTACAAGCGAACCGTAAAGCATGGCATTAGAAGCGTTTTCGCTTAACCATGTTGTACCAGAATCTGCTCCCGCCGTTAATGACGCCGGAGTGTAGTAATAATGTAATTCAACTACATAAGCACTATCTGGGGTAGGAGCTAAAATAAAGTTGTCTATGTCAAAAAAAGCATAGTATTTCGGCACGCCCTTCGTTGAAGGATTTGGGTTATACTCTTGTATAAAGTTAACATCTTTTTGAAGTAGAAATTGTTTCTCGCTGTTTACTGTTACAGACAAAGAAAAAGAAGATAAATAGTCTGAAGGAACAGAAAGAAAAGGATCGCCAGCTACAGAGCTAGTTAAAGAACTGGTAGCATTTTTTCTAAAAACTTCTAAATCAACAAGTTTAAAAATACGATTTTCTGTGTTTTTAATAAACGTAGGAAGATTTGTTACAAAAGAAGACTCAGTGTTCTCTGTAAAATCTTGAATTGCTGTCTTTAGCTGGGCATATGTATAACTCATTTAATTCTCCAGCGTAACGGGACCTGCTGTAGCAAAAGCGCCACCACCCGTTTTGTTGCCAACATTTGCAGTCTCTGACGAAACAGTAAACGTATAATTGTTCGCATCTACAACCGTTATTGAATAACCAGAATCAGATTGCAAAACATCAACTGAAAATCCATCAAAAGCAGAACATTTTCTAAACCTTACTATATCACCGCTACTTCTACCATGATTAGGTTCGTTTACAGAAATAACAGAGGAACCAGAACTAGAAGACAAAAATGGATTTATGCCAAGTATATTAGCAACAGCAGGCTCCGTTCTTGTATCTGGTCTTGGGTTTCTTAAAGCCTCTGCGTCAGGCAAATGTCTAATTGGCTCTAACTGAGGGTGTTTAGGCTCCCATTCATCTTTCCCAACAAGGAGGCCATTCCACTCTTGCCTCATATCTCGAAGCCTGTAACGGAATCCTGATCTATCAGAAAGTCCAAATGCGTCTTTACCTGTAGCAAATCTAGGCATTATCCCACCCTGTAATACTGCAAGTTAGGTGCTACACTAAATGAAGCTCTGTCTCTATCTTCAGATTGAGCTCTGTCAAACTCTTCATCGTATATAGCTTTTAAAAGTTGCACTCTGTCAGGGGCTCTCTTTAAAGCAATGTAGTATGCTAATCCAGCCGCTAAACATGGGTAAAATCTAAATGGAACGTCCATAGTGTTTGTATAGGTATCAGCATCGTTAATTCTGGTTAAACAATCAAAAACCAGTAAATCACCAGATAAAGAGGCGACGGTCAAAGTCAAATCATTTGCAGTGGTTGCACCACCCAAACTGGTTCCAGCGACTGTTATTGTATCACCCACAGCGTATCCTGAACCTACAGTGGTAACACTATCTACTGAATAACCGCCAGCACCGTCAGTGCTTACTGTAAACACTGCGTTAATTCCAGTTCCTGATGTGGATGCTTGAGTTACCCCGGTAAAAGTTGCTGTTCCAGTTGATGTTCCAGCATCCGTAACAGTTCCAACTCCACCAGCATTATTATCAGGCAGTGGCCATATATTAATAGTTGGTGTTATCTGTCTATCAATAAAAAACTGAGTTGGTCTTGATTGAGTTGTTTTACTTGGTATGTTTGTATATGTGTCACGACTAACACGAGTCATGCTGTAATCAGTATTTGATCTTCTTACAACCATAGACAAAACATCTATTACATCAGCGCCAAGATTATACGACCCATCTGCCTGTGTTAGATGTTGCGTTCTTTGCTTTATAGTCCATTGATTTAAACCCCTGTTTGCCCAATCAGCAAACAGAAGATTTAATGATCTTTTGGCTGTTTTTAAATCGTAGCCTGTGCGAACTTCTATACCACAACGCTCAAAAGCTTCTTCAATGTAATCACTTACATCTAGCTCAAAGTCGCTGCTTCCTGAAACAGCCATTATTTATTAACCTTACCGCCGCGCATCATGCCCATAGCCATGGCCTTGCGAGGTGATACTGCTTTTGCGGCACCGCCACCTCTCATTCGCTTTGGGGCAACTTTCCCACCGCCACGCATGCGTCTAGCTTGTTTTTTTGCACCCGCCATTTTGATGTCTCCTGTATCTACGGTTTAAAATTAAATTCACATAATCTTCAGGGTCATAATTTTTATAGTATCCCACTTTTTCCAGCTTTTGACTAGCATCATCTAATTCTGACAATCTTTGTATGAATACCATCGTAAAATTAGTTTGAAAAGCAAGCAGCCAAATATCCATTTTATTGTAAGCAAACCACTCATTCATCGCAATACAAGCTGCTTCGACTTCTTCATATGTCTGTGATGGCTCCTCTTCTAAACAGATTATAATTGAATGCTTATCACTAAAATTCTTACATTGTGCCGCTATAGTTTCCCATAAGTCTTGCCTACTAACGCATTCAACTACCTTTAGCTTATTTTCATTAAAAGCTTTTTTTGCATAAGGACAAGGAGCAAAACCCAAATCAGGGTCTAACACACTCAAATCATTCATAACCCAATCTTCAATTAACTTTATTATTTCTTTCTTTTCTTTAATGACTTCACCCTTCTTGGTTTACCTGCTGGCTGCCCAAGCCTCTTTTTTTGCGACACCCTACTACGCTTCTCAGCGGCTGTCATTTCTTTGGTTGTTTTCGGAGTTTTCGAGGAAACTCGTTTACTGGGGCGACAATATGGAGTACCCCGTTTTTCACCCTTGCTACGGCCACACGCTTTTCCTGTACGGACGTCTTTCCAGTCTTCTTTAAACCATCGTTTAAGTGCGGCACCTTTTTTCGTCTTTCTTACAGCCATTAATCAAGTGCTCCTTTTATGCTTTCCATAGTTTCCTTCAGAGACGCTCCTGATGGATTTGGATTGTATTTACAAGCATACTGTCGTTGACAGCCAAGATAAAGTTCTGTTGTGTGACTTTCTTGTGTGTTGTTGGCACCTTCATAAAAACACATTATTTGTGTCTTAGAGATTTTTTCTGTGGCGGCAAGTCTGCAAGTTACCATTTTTTGATTATCCGCAAATGCCTTGAAAGCAACAACAGCTATTAACCCGAAGGCAATAACGCCCATAATTAGATAAAACAACATGCTCAAGCCATCAAAAATTTCCTTACGTTGAGCCGCTTTTTCTAACGCTACTTGTTTTTGTCTTTCCTTAACGGCTTGTATCCGTCTGGCTCGTTCCTCAACAATGCTTTTCCATGTTCCGCTACCAAACCTAAGATCAACGAGCATAGACACTTCATATAGTTTTTCTTGAGCCAGCTTTGCGTCAATCATCTCACTGGCAACACCGCCAATGCCATCCATTGCACCAACACCAGAGCGTTTATTTCGTTCTTTATTTACCTGTGATTGACCCTCAAATAGCTTATCTATATAGCCAGCGATTTCTGAAATATCATTCGCAGTACCAATGGCAGATTTAATTGCATCTGTGGCCCCTTTGACGAGTGCGATTCCAGCAAGGGCGGTAGATATTGGTTCCATTAATACACCTTTGTATCTTTATCTACCGTAGCTGGCAGGCAGTATGCTGTTATTTGTGATCCTTGTTTATGCAATGTCTGAGCGTACCATGTACAATCATCTAAGGATTTAAAATACATATCGTTGCTAACTAATCTCTTATCCTCTGATCCAATAAAAACAAACAGCAAAAATACATGAATCATACTATTCTTGTTTTCTTACGCCCCTTTGATTTTGCACACCCATAACCACGGCTTACAAGACCGCCATCTTCCATTTTTTTAGCTTTATTACCCCAGTTTTTAGCTCCAACTTTTCTACATTTAGCAATAGCCCCTGAAGCATATGCGCTTGGAAAAACTTTGTAACGTGATTTTACTTTTTTATAACAAGCATCTTTTGGCATTTTAGAACCCCTTTTGAATGGCGGATCTGATATTTGTTTTGGGATCGAACTGCGCGAGATTGTCATCGTATGTCCTTCCTGTAAATTCTTCCCACATAGGCAAAAGCATATTGTTATTTGCCTCTACTTGAACAGCAATAACAGCGATAGTTTTATCTACATGAATTAAAGTAGTCGCAATCCATCCTAAAGAACTGACGCAAACTCCAACAAATGCTACAAATAAAGTGCCTATTACCAGTTCTTTGCTTAACATTTCCAACGCTTTCTCGCTTGACGCAAACGACTATTAGGATTTTTTGCTGCTTTAGGGAACTTTTTCATTTGCCCAGCAGAACGAGCGCAATAAGATTTACGACGTTTAGCTGCAACACTTCCCTTCTTAACTTTTCCTGTTACTGCTGTTTTTAGCTTGCTACCGGGGTTTTTTCTTCTGTAAGCTTTAACTCCAGCCTTAGTCATTCCCGCCCCAGATTTTGTGGGACGGAAATTTTTCTTGTTGCGCTTGGGCATTTCACCCTTTTTAGACTCAGCCATAATCTTTCCGCATAGACATAATGATCGTGTATGTATCCGCGCTTGTATGACCAACTGTTGTGAACAAAACGTCACCGTCCTTGCCACTTCCAGCGTTGTTTAAGAGGCCACCAAAGGCTGTATAGTCGTGATTACCGCTTTGATTTTCACCTAATTCTATACAAAATACATTAGAAGTAGCGTTCCAAAAAATTTGAACCTTCATACCAATGCACTGCCACCAAATCTTTTCAATGGTAACACCAGTACACGCTTGGCCGCGTGCGTTAGCGACTAATGCGCTAACGTCCACTTTAACAACATCACTTTCACCACTTCCATCAGAAATGTTGGTGAATTTTTGGACGACCATTTTCTCGCCATCCAAGAGAGTCTGTGTAGCTACAGCATCTGCCATGTTAGTTACTCCTTATGTTAGGTTAAGAAGCAACATCATAGCCAGTGATTGTTATAATCAATCTACCTGCTGTATAGGTAGCGTCAGTAGTAGCGCCAGCAGTTAAGTACAAGAATTGATCCGCAGCAATAGTACCGCCGACTGTACGTGTTCCAACCGCAGCATCACCACCATTAATGATCAGCGTCTCTGTCAAATCAGAAATAGGTGTGTCTTCAACGCCTGTGCCTTCAGTG